TGTCAGAACTACAAAATATTGTAGACGGCATTAATGCAGAAATTGACGAAGAAGCATTTGCATATGAGCAATATCAAGATACGATGGAGACTGCATAATGTTAACTGAACTTAAAGCTTGCTATTCACCTCAAGATCTTATCTTTATTGTATCATTGTTTATTTTAGCTATGGTATCAATAGGCGCCTTTATTGTTCTTATGGTACATGCAATTAAAGGTGTTTTTAATGAAGTTAAAGATATTAAAAATAGCAAACAGAACCCATAAATACTCTTATTATCAAATAGGAGTAGATAATGGCTATATTAGCTAATCAACCAAATAATATTAATTTTCTTTCACCATTAGGTTTTAAGTTTACACTACAGAGATCGCCTAACTTAAACTTCTTTGTGACTGATGCTAATATTCCATCTATGTCTCTTGGATTCATAGAATTACCTACTCCTTTTAAAATCATTGAACTACCTGGTGATAAAATAGATTTTGGTGATCTTCAGATTACTTTTAGAGTAGATGAAGATTTTGAAAACTATTTTGAAATTTACAATTGGATTATTGCACTAGGTTTTCCAGATGAGTTTGGTCAATATAAAAATATTAAAGATGCAGTAAGAGGATCAAAAGAAACTATTGTTTCTGATGCTACATTAACTATAATGAATAGTGCAATGGATCCAAACGTTGAAGTGCGCTTTCAAGATCTATTTCCAGTAACTATTGGTGATATAAACTTTACTACTTCAGATACTGATGTAAATTATGTGACTAATACTGTAACATTTAAATATAAGAAATTTACAGTAGTTAAAATTTAAGGTTTGTTATGAAACTTGATGAAATATTGGATATGTGGTCAACGGACTGTAACGTCGACCGTACTGAGTTGGGCGAAGAAGCACTCAAGATACCAAAACTACATAGTAAGTATCTCAGACATTATTCAGAAGAGAGACTTTTACTTCGTAAATTAGAAGAAGAAAAGAGAGAGTTAATTAAACTCAAACACGATTACTATCGTGGTATTTTACCTGAAGAAGATCTAAAATCAAATGGATGGGAACCATTCAGACTTAATGTTCTTAAGTCTGATATCCCTATGCATATAGATGCCGATCAAGATATTATAAAAATGAATCTCAAGATTGCAATGCAAGGTGAAAAAGTAGATACGCTCGAATCGATTATCAAATCGATAAGTAATAGAGGTTACTTAATAAAGAGCGCAATTGACTACGAAAAATTCAAGGTGGGCGCGTGATAGGTTGTTATTACAAAAGGTGAACGAAGTTTATCTGAGAGTAGTAAGTGAACCTTCCGTGGTCCAGGAACTCTCAGATCATCTCACTTTTATGGTACCAGGTGCAAAGTTTTCACCTGCGTATAAAAATAAATTCTGGGATGGAAAAATTAGACTGTTGAACTCCTTAACTGGCCTCACTTATACAGGTCTGGTTAAGGAGATTTCTGAGTTTGCAGCATCACGTAACTATGATGTAGAAATTGATCCTGAATTACAATCCGGTGAACTATTAAATGAAGAATATTTACAAGAGCATATTTCTAATATTAGTAAGATAGCTCCACGTGACTATCAAAAACTTGCTTTTAATATTGCTATAACAAGCAACAGAGCTATCTTTTTATCACCTACTGCTTCAGGTAAATCTCTTATCATCTATCTAATTGCTTGTTATTATCTTTCTATTCTTAAAAAACAGAGAGTGTTAGTTATTGTACCTACTGTATCTCTTGTATTACAGATGAAGAAAGACTTTGAAGAGTATGCAGGTAAATCTTTAGACATACATTCTATTACTGCAGGTGTTGATAAGGTGACTATATCACCTGTTGTTATATCGACATGGCAATCAATTTATAAGATGCCTAAAGATTGGTTTAAGCAATTTGGTTGTGTTATTGGTGATGAGGTTCATCTATTTAAAGCAACCTCTCTTAAATCAATTATGGAGAAGTTAGTTGATTGTAAATACCGTTTTGGTTTTACTGGTACTCTAGATGGTTCTCTCACTAATAAGGTTACTTTAGAAGGTCTATTCGGTGCAGTTAAGCAAATTACTACATCTGCAGAACTTATGGACCAAGGTCATATTGCAAACCTGAAGATTAAAGCATTAGTACTACAATACGATAAAGATACAAGACAGGCTACTAAGAAACTAAACTATCAAGATGAGATGGATTTCTTAGTACGCCATGAAAAGAGAAATAAATTTATTCGTAATCTAACATTATCGTTAGAAGGTAATTCACTAGTACTCTTTCAATATGTTGAGAAGCATGGTAAAGTGCTTTTTGATATGATGAAAACTAAAGCACCTGATCGTAAAATATTTTTTGTCCACGGAGGAGTGGAAGGTGATGACAGAGAAAGAATTCGAGGAATTGTCGAGAAAGAATCCGATGCTATCATTGTGGCAAGCTATGGAACTTTCTCTACCGGTATCAACATACGTAACTTACATAGTGTTGTTCTTGCTAGTCCTTCTAAGTCTCGTGTTCGAATTCTTCAGTCGATTGGTCGTGGGCTTAGGATAGGTGATAGCAAAGACAGTATGACTCTTTATGATATTGCTGATGACTTGAGAGCTGGTACATATACTAACTTTACACTTCAACATTTTATGGAGAGAATAAATATCTATAACAACGAAGGTTTTGAATATAAAATCTTCAACACGGAGATATAAATGAAAGTTATTCTCTTTACTGTACCAGGTGTACAACCTATTATTGGTAATGTTGTTAAAGAAGATGAAGAGTTTATGAACGTTGAGTATCCTGTAATTGTATTAAAAGAAGAAACATACCTTTATACGATGCCTTATGTGCCATTTGCAAAAGGTGGTATAGTTGCGTTTAATAAAGATAACATTATCAGTGTATCAGGTATTGATGAAGACGTTCTTGAGTTTTATAAAATGATAGTTGCTGAGATGAAAGAAAATAAATTATCTTTTAAGAAGCCTCAAGAGTCTAAAAAAGAATTGATATTAAAGCAAAAATCCTTGCATTAATTAATAAAATAATCTAGATTAGTAATTATAACTTCATTTTTATACATTAAAGGTTTCAGTATGGCTATAGGTAAGAATAACAAACACTATATTGATAATAAAAAGTTTTATACTGCTATCTTACAATATAAACGAGATATAGAAGAAGCAAAGAAAAATAATCTACCTGAGCCACGTATACCTGCATATATTGGTGAATGTCTATACAAGATTGCAACACGATTGTCTCTTAAACCAAACTTTATTAGTTATACGTATAGAGATGAAATGATCTCTGATGGATTAGAGAATTGTATTAACTATCTTAATAATTTTAATCCAGAAAAATCAGACAATCCATTCGCCTACTTTACACAGATTATATGGTTTGCTTTCCTAAGACGTATTGATAAAGAAAAAAGACATCTTTATATTAAACAGAAGACATTAGAGAATTTTTACTTTGAAGGTATGTTAGCTGATCAAGGTATGAGTGATGATGATCATAACGTCACAGTTAATTTAGATAATGAGTATATGAAAGGTCTTGTAGAGTCTTACGATAAGAAACAAGCAGAAAAACAAAAAAAGAATAAAGCAAGAAGAACAGGCGTGGAGAAGTTCTATGAAGAATGAAAAACTACATCTAGTACCACAGGTAGTTATTGATTGTGCACAAAGTCTTGCTACTACAAAGCAAGACAATCTCCGTCTAAATTATATTATTAGACTAGAAGCAATTCGTGATTACTGTGATGATGCAATCCGTAGACATAATATGGAAGTTAATACTAACATTTATAAACGCGGACGTGGTAGTAGAAATATAGAGGTAGCTAAGTGAAGATAGCATTAATAACTGATACTCACTGGGGAGTCAGAAATGATTCTCCTATCATGCACAACCATATGAAGAAGTTTTTAGATGAAATCTTTTTCCCTACTATTGATCGAGAAGGCATTACTCATATTATTCATCTTGGGGATCTCGTTGATCGCCGTAAGTATGTTAACTATGTAACTGCCAGACGTCTTAGAGAAGATTTTCTCGATCCAGTTCATGAACGCGGTCTTGAGTTGCACATTATTGCTGGCAACCATGATACCTACTACAAGAATACCAATGCAACAAACTCGTTAGTAGAGCTTATTGGTAATCCTAAGCCATACAATGACGTAGTTAGAGATATTAAGCGTTAC